AACCAGCAATTACCATTAGTTACAATTTTACCATCAACGCAACTAGATATTTTACAAATAATGAAAGTGCCAATGCTAGAAGAATATTTACTGTAGATATTCTAGGAGAAGTCGACAGCACTATTAAGTTCCTTACAAACAGTAATCTTGGAACTATTAATGCTAACATTGTTTCAACTCTTGCTATTAAAGCCACCACCACTGTGCCCAATGCTATTATTATATACCAATTACTAGACGGAGCAGTTCCCCCAGGATTAACTTTAAGTCTTGACGGACAACTTATAGGTAAAGTTAATCAATTTGGCACTGTAGGTCATCCGGGTATTATTACTTTTGACAATAACGCATTTACATTAGATGCTAACGATACAACCTTTGATAGAGTATATGAATTTACAGTTAGAGCAAGAGATCAGTTTTTATTCAGTCAATTAGATCAAACATTTACCTTAACTATAGATACGCCTAATAATAAACTCTATAGTAACATTTCTGTAAAGCCATTCTTAAAACAAACTGAGCGAGCAATATTTGCAGACTTTATCAACGACACTAACATTTTTGATCCTAACTTAATTTATAGACTAGGTGATAGTAACTTTGGTATACAGAAAAGTTTAAAAATGATAATATACGGCGGCATCGAAACTCTCGACGCGGCCAAGTATATAGAAGCTATGGGCAGAAATCACAAGAAAAAACGTTTTAGATTCGGCAGTGTAAAAACTGCTGAAGCAAAACTTACAGGAACAAACACTACGGTCTACGAAGTAGTCTATGTCGAAATGATCGATCCGTTAGAAAACAGTAAAGGCAGTGCTGCATTGACTGTTAATATGCCCGATGATCCCTTACCAATTTATATAGACGAGAGACCGGTGACATGGAGTCGAGACATTGATGCATTAAATGAAGATGCTCCATGGGGATTCCGTCCAAACCACATTATATCAACAGATAGTCAAAACTATTTTGCCGGAGGACAGTCAACTAGATTCCCTGGCAGTGTTACCAACTGGCAGTATCGACTAAAACAGCTTGGTGAAACTGAACGTGAGTATTTGCCCTTGTATATGCGTAGTATACAGACCAGTGCAAAAAGAGAGTTAGGATTTGTAAAGGCAGTGCCGTTGTGCTTTACATTGCCAGGGCAAAGTAACGCTATACTATTAAACATTAAGAATAACGGTTTTGATTTTAATCAAATAAATTATGAAATCGATCGATATATAATAGATTCTGTGACCGGTTACGGCAACGATAAATATCTTGCTTTTAATAATGATAGGACAACTATAACATGAGTTCAATAATTACGTCGAACATTGACGAAACATACCCAGTGCCTGGGCAAGACAATAACAGTCAAGGTTTTAGAGATAACTTTAACAATATTAAAATTGGGTTGGCACAGGCCAAAGTAGAAATACAAGCATTAGAAACCAATACTGCTAGACTAAACTCTAACAACGACTTCAACGGATTCTTACTAACTAATGCTAAAACTAATCAATTTTGGGGTAGCTATGTAAACAAAGGCAATAATTCGGCCAGTGTTACAATCAGCGCAGAAGATGCCGATTTCCAAACTGTTAACTTTACTGATACTCCTACAAATTCTATTACATTTAGAAATTGGCCTGCTAGTAGCTCATATGCAAAAATTAGATTGGCATTGTCTGGTGATACTAACAATGCGTATACTATTACATTTGCCACAGAAGGTGGTGGCGCTATTAGAAAGAGCACAACGTTTCCTGTGCCATTTACACTGAGCACCGGTGGTGAAACTAGAGTAATCGAAGCTTGGACCAACGACGGTGGACTAACAGTGTATTTAGATTATGTTGCGGAGTTTGCCCTATAATGCACCCACTAGCTGAAGACTTTGGTCAATTAAAAGATGCTGAGATAGAATCTCGTATCCAAGATTTAACTTCGAAATATTGGCAGACAACTAACTCTGCTGTTCAAAGACAAATTTCTTTGTTTTTAGAAATGTATCAAGCTGAGATACAAGATCGTCGGGCAAAACAGTGGAATCAAATGTATCAAAAGCGCAATAAAGATCTTGACAATCTCATCAATGTCAGTTAAAATGTATGCATGAGAATAAACAATCTTGGACAATCTGTATTCAACAGCAATGATTTAATTGATATAATCTATCAAGGTCATTCTGAAAAATTGCCAAGTTTAATAGTAGAGCAAGATTCTGAGATTGCACAGTTTCAGGAAACTTTGAATACTATTTTCCAAAAAGAAACCACAACCATTGATCAAGCATCCTTTGATAAAAATAATCAAAGTAACTGGGTCATGCCCCAAGAATATAAAGACTTAGATATTGAACAATGGATCTACGATCAAGGACCACCTTGGGATCCAGACCATGCTAGAATACAATTAGAATTGGCAGAATTTCGAGAAAGAAACATGACAGATCTATTAAGATGGTTAAAATACTTTGTAGATACATGCAGAACTAACAATATTGTATGGGGTGTTGGACGAGGATCTAGTGTAGCCAGTTATGTGCTGTATTTGATTGGAGTCCATAAAATTAACAGCATCAAATATAATTTAGATTTCTCTGAATTTATGAGATAAGTATGTGTATTAAAGGAGCTATATTATGGCAATGAAACAAGCACAAAGACAAGTATACAGAACTATGCAGGGCAAAGAAATTGACCTTGACAAACTACGTATGCGTAACGAAATGACTGTAGCAGTAGGAAATGCTAGAGTAAACGCCCGAGGTGACGAATTAGGACCCGGTGGTAAAATTATTAAGAAGCGTGAGGAAATTATGAATGAATACTATTCAACTAATCCTAACGCAGTCAAAGAGGAATAAATGAGTGTAATTAAAGGAAAATTGAGACCACTACGGAATACTGTATTGGTCTCAGACATGGGCTTTGAAGAACAGACAACTGCCAGCGGTATTGTTATTCAAAGCGATGACGGTAAAAGTCATGGTGTTAAACCTCGATGGGCTCGTGTATGGGCCATTGGTCCAGAACAAACTGAAGTTAAACTCGGTGAGTGGATCTACATTGAACACGGACGCTGGACTCGAGGTATCAAAGTAGAAGAAAATGGTGAGGACATAGTCATCCGTAGAGTTGATACTGATGCCATTTTACTGCAAGCTGATGAAAAACCCAATGACGTCTATATGGCCAAGGGTATCGAAGTTCAAGAAGCTGTCGAAGCATATAGGTTGGAGAACAAGTAATGACTAATCCGTTTCGGGATCAAGAAAAGTTTATGCGAGCCTGCGATCAAACTGTTGATGCTTATTCAATATCACAATATAAAATGTATTTGAATCTGATTGCAGAAGAGCATCAAGAACTTAAAGAAGCTGTTGATGCAGACGACCTTACTGAACAGCTAGATGCACTAATTGATATTCTAGTGGTTACCATTGGTGCTATTCACAGCGCAGGATTTGATGCCGAAGGTGCATGGAAAGAAGTCATGAAAACAAACTTTGCCAAGATTGATAAAGAAACTGGTAAGGTTCGTAAACGTGAGGACGGTAAGGTATTGAAACCCATAGGGTGGGTGCCGCCGGAGTTGGCTCCGTTTGTGAGCAAATAACTCAAAGGGTCTTGACAGACCCTTTCTTTTTGTCTATAATAATATAAGAGGAGATTGTATAATGTTATTTGCACTAGGTTTAATTGTAGGAATATTTTTAGGTATTGCGGTAATGTGTATAATGGTTGTTAGTAAAGATGCAGATGTTCGAGCAGAGTATATGCGTAAAGATTTAGAAAAAAAGGACAAAGATGAATAACCTATGGGTAGAAAAATATCGCCCTAACACACTAGATGGTTATGTGTTTAGAGACAGCAACCAACGACAACAAATTGAAAGCTGGGTCAAAGAGAAAACTATCCCACACTTGTTATTCAGCGGCAATGCAGGTATTGGTAAAACCACATTGGCCAAGATTTTATTGAATTTGTTAGAAGTTAACGATCTTGACGTGCTAGAGGTTAATGCCAGCCGTGTTAACTCAGTAGACGATGTTAGAAATAAGATTACTAACTTTGTGCAAATGATTCCGTTTGGAGACTTTAAGGTTGTTCTACTAGACGAGGCCGACTATCTAAGTCACAATGCACAAGCGGCATTGCGGGGTGTTATGGAAGATTATCACACAACTGCTCGCTTTATTCTTACGTGTAACTATCCTAATAAGGTTATCCCGGCATTACACAGTCGTTGCCAAGGATTTCACATTGAAAAAGTTGACGTTACAGAATTTACAGCTCGTGTTGCTACAATTCTAGTTGAAGAAAGTATCGAGTTTGATCTCGATACGCTAGACACTTATGTTAAGGCCACATTTCCAGATCTACGTAAATGTATCAACATGGTGCAGATGAACAGTATTGACGGTGCTCTAAAATCACCTAGTCAAGGTGATCAAGGATCCAGTGACTACAAAATACAAATGGTTGAATTATTCAAAGCTGGTAAGATCAATCAGGCACGTAAACTGGTGTGTGGGCAGGCTCGACCAGAAGAGATGGAAGAAATCTATCGCTGGTTATACGACAACGTTGTATTATTTGGCAGTGATGAAGCGCAGGAAAAAGCTATCCTTATTATTAAACAAGGATTGGTTGATCATACATTAGTCAGTGATCCAGAAATTAATCTTGCCGCAACTATGATTAGACTTAGCCATATATGAGATAAAAAAAGGGCTCCTAAGAGCCCTTTTTCACTCACCGTAGACTGATAATACTTCTTTTACAGCATTGTGCCTTTCGATATCTTTTTTATCAAATTGTTGCAGATCAATGCACTTTAATGATTTGTGTTCATTAATGTGTCGTATAAAGTCGATGAGTCCGTTGTCATCGAGCCTATCTGCTTGATTCAAATCTCCGGTAACAACCATCTTAGAACCTTCTCCTAATCTAGTAAGTAGCATTTTCATTTGATTAGGTGTGGCGTTTTGCATTTCATCTGCGATGATATAAGCATTTTTAAAGGTTCGGCCTCTCATATAGGCTAATGGGCTAATTTCAATTGCTCCTTCGTTAATCATATTTTCTATGTCTTTTTTAAGGTAATATTCTCCTAGAACATCGAAGATAGGTCTTGTCCACGGGGCCATCTTTTCTTGCATGGTTCCGGGTAAAAACCCTAGATCTTCATCCACTGACACGGCGGGACGAGTAACTATAATTTTATCAAACTTGCCTTCCTGAAACAGCTTAACGCCCACTTGAACCGCTAGCATGGTTTTGCCCGTGCCAGCTGGACCTACAGCAAAAATTATGTTTTTGTTGTCGTCTTGTAGTTTTTCGAGGTATTGTTTTTGGTGGTCGTTTCGTGGGTATAACGACACTCGATGCTTCTTTGAAGGAAGATATGTTTGAAAATCAATCACGTTTACTTCAGAATTAAAACGTTTTCTCACTCTTTTACTCATCTAGTTCTCCTACTTTAAGTAAGTAGGACTTGTAGGGACCGCCCATCCTTACAGAGGTCCTACATAACTATTTACTGATAATATCAAAAAGTAAACTGTTATGGTAATAAAACAGCATAACTAAATAAAGTAGTAAATTAGCGAGTTAATATATATGGCCGATATCCTAGAAGTAATTAAAAACATAGAGAGCTTGTATTCTAATAATACCAGCTTGAGCATACTAAAAGACTTTGAACGAGTTTTAGAAACATTAGATATCTATGTTTACGAAAACTGGTTGCAAGGCGAACTGCTAGAAGGGCCACGTGTTGATAGACACTGGGTTACATGCAGTTTTATGTGGCCTAAAGAGCAGATGCCAAATCCAAGGGCTGCAAAGCGGTTATTCGAACATGAGTGTAGAGTTAAGTTTGAAGAAACTGTTATAGTCAAACCTAGAAAAATTGAAAGCCCAGATGATTTTAGACCCGGAACTAAAAAGGGCAAATTAGATCGTCATCCTATATGGGTCGTAACTATTGCTATGCCTAAGAAGCTAGTATTTGACATGTTTGAAGGACATATGGATAAGCTACGCAATGAAAGATTTGGTCGCAACAGTAGGGTAGATGCTAGCGAAGCACAGGTAGCAGATGCTGGAATGCCAGGGGTAGCAGGCGCACCGGCAGCGGCAGCAGCGGCACCAGCAATGCCTACAGCGGGCGCGGCTCCTAGTCCGGGCGCACCAGGAGCATCAGTATGAACCTCAATGAAGATTTAAGACCGGCAGACCTACGTTACCTTGTTGACAGTGTCTTTGAAGTTGATTCATATAGCAGTAAGATGGGCAACGACAAGGATGTATCTGTAATTTCTTTCAGCGTGAAAAGCAAAGAGGCCGCAGAAGATTTAGAAAGTTTTATTGAAAAGGGTTATAAGTTTGTGTTAGATGCAGACGTTAGTCCCGGTGAAGTCAAAGAAGGCAGATATAAAGTGTTTGTTGAGATGGAACGTGATAAAGATCTAAGTTCACATATTGTTGAAATACTAGACGGTGTAAAAAAACTATCAGACAACGAAGATTTTAGATTTAGATATTATAGAAGTTTTAGATCAACCCCAGCCGATGTTGAAGCATTACTAGATGCTGTTCCTACCACACCAGATCAATATGAAAATAAGATCAATGAAGTGCAGATGGAAAATGTGGATAACTTTTTTAACAAAAGCTATTTAGAAAGCATCGAACTTGATGATAATCAATTAACTCTTGAAAAACCATTTAACGGCTCGTTAGATTTAGTAATATCAGATTTTGGTCTTAGACAAAGAATTTACGAATCTGTGCAAGGAGCATTTCAAATGAATCCCAGCGACATTTCTGAAATATTATATCTAACAAAATTTATTGGACCATATAACATTAACAAGATTGACAATAAATTTATTATAGAAAATAACGGATACGCCCTTGTAGCGGAAATGAAAAGATGAACCAAATTTATTGGATGTTAGAACTAATACCTGAAAGTATTTTACTTTGGTTATACTATACTGCATTAACTGCCGGTATCATAATGTTGGCTGCCAGTTGGTTAGTCAAATGGTTTCCGGGAATTAGCAATTACAAATCACTAATACAACTAGCGGGAGTAGTATTAACTGCTGGAAGTTTATATTTGTTAGGCGGTTATGGTGTAGAAATAGCTTGGAGAGACAAAGTTAAAGACTTAGAGGCTAAAGTAAAACTGGCTGAGGAGCAGTCTACTACAAAAAATGTAGAAATACAAGAAAAGATTGTTACTAAGACTAAAATTATTACAGAAAAAGGTAAGACACAGATTGAATATGTTGACCGTGTTATTACACAAGACAAAGAAGTTATAAAATACATTGAGCAGTGCCCTGTGCCTAAGGCGATCATTGATGCACATAATGCTGCGGCAGAAATGAATAAAGCAGCAGAGGGTAAGAAATGAAATACCTTGCTATATTATCTGCTATATTACTAACTGCCTGCACATCTGTTCCAATTGCACCTAAGTTTCCCGACGCACCTCAAGTGTTAAAAGATAAATGCGAGCAATTGAGAAAAATTGACGGTGATAAAGTAGCAATAACAGAGATGTTAAAAGTTGTTATACACAACTACACATTATACTACGAGTGTTCAACTAAAGTTGAAGGTTGGCAAGAATGGTATAATACACAAAAGAAAATATACGAAAGTGTAAAATGAAAATTGCAATAGTTATCACATCAATAGTATTATCAGGATGTGCTCTTATGTCTAATCCAGAAGTAGATAAATCTATATCTAGAGATCAAACCATGGATAACATGGCCAAGGCTGCGTTAATTAACGACATGTTAAACAGCATGGATCCGCACATTAGAGCCAAAGGCGCCGTTATTGCAGAAAAGTTTTTAACAGAACCAAAGAAAAATATATTTGGATTTTGATTAAATACTAGTATATTAAGCAGGAGTGACACATGGCATTAATCGACAGCGTATTAAATTTAATCACTAAACAACCAAAAGATCCGGACGCACCAAAGCCACCAGTTGGCTCACGTAGCGAACGTGAAGCAAAACTAAAAGACAAAGCAGGTATGGTTATTTCCGTATTTGCATTGTTACTGGCAGTTAACAGTTGGTATGGCGGCAATCTAAGCAGTTTAACACTAAACAACACAATCAAAGCAAATAACGTATGGGCGTTTTATCAAGCTAAGAGTATTAAACAAACTCTAGCTGAAATGGCATTAAGTGATGCTGTAGAACGTAAGCAAGCTGACAAGGTTGAAAAATTACAGGCTAAGATTGATCGTTATGAAAGCGATCCAAAAACAGGTGAAGGCAAAAAAGAGTTAATGGCCAAAGCACAACAGCTAGAAGCAGACCGCGACGAGGCCAAGAAACGTAGCCCATGGATTGGTTATGCCAGCACTATGTATCAGTTAAGCATTGTTGTTCTATCCGCAAGTATTCTTGCCGTTAGTGTAAGCATGTTCTGGGGTAGCTTTTTTGTTGCCGGTCTAGGTATATTGCTATCGGCACAAGGTGTATTCTTATTCTTTTAAATAACAGCAGGATTAAACAATGAGCGAAGAAGTAAAAAGCGAAAGCGAAAAGAAAAAAGAAGATTGGATGAACAGTAAATGGCGTCCAATGATGGGTTGGATGTATATGCTAGTCTGCACTATGGATATGGTTGTATTTCCAATCCTATGGAGTTTATTACAAACTCTAACACATAGCCCTATTACTCAATGGAATCCACTAACACTTCAAGGTGCTGGCTTATTCCACATTGCAATGGGTGCAGTGTTAGGTATTGCGGCTTTTGGTCGCACACAAGAAAAACTAGGTGGAGCAAATAATGGCGGAATACAAGCACCAGCAACAGGATTTCCGAGCGGGCCTTCAACATTTGGCGCACCGGCAGCAGGAGGCTTTGGTTCCCCCAGCAGTGGTTTTGGTTCAGCACCACTTGGCGGGAACACAGCAAGTAACTTTGGCAGTGGGTTCGGGGGCGCACCTTCAACAGCAGTCAATCCAGCACCAAGCTGGGGCACAACACCAGTAACAGCAACGCCCGGTATGCCTGGTGCTAATAGACGCCCTAGTGGACCTGCTCAACCAATTGACAGCGATTTTATGCCGCCAAGAGATTGACCTTTATCATTTAAGGCTGTATAATTAGTAGTATGAACTACTATGAAACATTAGGTGTAAACGAAGGCGCAGATCAGGATGAAATAAAGAAAGCCTACAAAAAGTTGGCTATGAAACATCATCCTGATCGTGGTGGCGACGAAAAAACTTTTCAATCAATAAGCCAAGCATACGACACCCTTGGCGATGCTGCCAAACGACAACAATACGATCACGAAAGACTAAATCGTCCATTTATACATGTTAGGTCTGGATTCAATGACATCAATGATCTATTTGGACAAGCATTTGGCTTTGGTGGTGGTAATCAGTGGGATCCTTTCCAAGGTCGTGTTAGAAAAAATCGCGATCTAAATATCAATTGCACAGTTTCTTTTAAAGACAGCTTTGTTGGTAAACAATTAGAAGCATCGTATATACTGCCGTCGGGCAAAAAACAAACTGTGGCAATTAATGTTCCGTCTGGAATTACCAACGGGCAAACTATTAGATATGCAGGACTAGGCGACGACTCTGATCCAAGACTCCAACGTGGAGATTTAAACGTTACTGTATTTGTGGAAACTGATCCTTTGTATCAACGGCAAGGCGATAACATTATGTTCCAACTGCAAGTCACTGTATTTGAAGCCATGATGGGCTGTAATAAAAAAATACAGTCACTGGATGGCAGCAAATTAGACTTAAAAATTAGGCCAGGCACACAACACGGATCCGAATTCCTGTGCCGAGGCAGAGGTTTTAATAATTCAACAAACGGACGACTAGGTGATTTAATTGTTAAATTAAATGTCTTGATTCCTGAGGTCACAGACATTATACTAGTAGATCGTTTGTTAAAATTACAAAACGAAATGAATCATCCATCTAAATAAAAGGAAATATAATGGTAGAACCTAGCACAGAACTACAAATGGTTTTTGACAAAGCCATTGATGTTGCTAAAAAATTAAATCACGAATACATCACGCTAGAGCATCTATGCTTTGCCATGTTGTGCGAAGATTCGTTCAGCAAATGTATCACTGGATTTGGAGCTGATGCTGAATATATCCGTAAAAATTTAGAACATTATCTTAAAACTAAACTTACAGAAATTATCATCGAAACTGGTGTTACTAAGCCGAAGAAAACTCAAGCAGTTGAACGTGTATTAAATCGTGCCTTTACACAGGTATTGTTTAACGGTCGTCAAAAGATTGAATGCACTGATGTATTTCTTGCTATTATGAGCGAAAAGAAATCATATGCGTTCTATTACATCCAACAAGCTAACATAGAAAAAGACAAGTTTGCAGATTACTTGAATAACGAAATCGAAACTCCCGACGAAGAAACCGAAACACAAAGCACCAAAGCATTGAAAGCATTTACTACCAACCTTAACGAAGCCGTTAATAAAAACAAGATTGATCCAGTTATTGGTCGTATTGATGAACTAGAAAATATTGCACTGGCCCTTGGTCGTCGTAGTAAAAACAATGTGATCCTAGTGGGAGATCCGGGTGTTGGTAAGACTGCTATTGCAGAAGGACTGGCATTTAACATTGTTAAAGGTGCAGTTCCAGATTTTCTCAAAGATTACACAGTTTATAACTTAGATATTAGTGCCATGCTTGCTGGCAGTAAGTATCGAGGCGACTTTGAAGAACGTTTTAAATTAGTGTTGGCTGCATTAACTAAGAAAGGTAAGACTGTGCTATTCATCGACGAAGCACACATGATTAGCGGTGCTGGTTCAGCAAGCAACGGCGCCAACGATCTTGCTAACATGATGAAGCCCGCACTGAGCAAAGGTAACATTAAAGTTGTTGCATCAACTACATGGGAAGAATATCGCAAGCACTTTGAAAAAGATCGTGCATTGATGCGTCGATTCCAACGCATTACAATTGAAGAGCCAACAGAAGAAATGACTCTGCAGATTCTTAAGGGTATTAAAAAATACTACGAGCAATTTCACAATGTTAAAATCAAAGATGATGCACTGCAAGCGGCTGTTAAGTTAAGTGTCAAGTATCAAGCAGATAAAAAATTGCCAGATAAAGCCATTGACTTAATTGATTGTGCTTGCAGCCGTTTTAACATCAAGTTAGCAGGTGATAGAGTCATTGGTGAAACTGAGATTCAATTCGAACTCAGCAAGATGGTGCAGATGCCAGCAGAAGTTATTATGGAAACTGAAAGTCAGAATCTAGGTAACCTGATGGGTAACTTGCAAAGTGAAGTATACGGTCAAGAAACTGCTCTTGAAGAAGTAGTAGATAAAATTCTTGTTGCCCGTGCTGGACTTAAGAGTGAGAACAAACCTATTGGATCATTTGTATTCATGGGGCCGACAGGTTGTGGTAAAACAGAAACAGCTAAAGCGTTAGCCAAACACTTAGGAACCAAGCTGTTACGATTTGATATGAGTGAATATCAAGAAAAGCATAGTATCTCTAAACTAATAGGTAGCCCACCGGGATATGTTGGCTTTGAAGAAAATGCTGGTTTGTTAATTACACAGATTCAAGAATGTCCAAATGCTGTGCTATTGTTTGATGAAGTAGAAAAGTCACATCCAGATGTATCGACTATTTTGTTACAAATGATGGACAATGGATTTATCACCGGTAGTAATGGTAAGAAAGCAGATTGCCGTAACATTGTGTTGATCTTAACTACCAATGCTGGCGCACAGGCCAGTGAAAAGAATCAAATTGGATTTGGCAGTCAAGATCGAGAGTATGAAGATAAAGAACTTAAGAAGTTTTTTGCTCCAGAGTTTCGTAATCGCTTAGACGGAATTATTACTTTTGCTAAACTCAGCAAAGAAACAATGATTAAAATTGTTGGCAAATTTATGGTCGAACTTAAAGATCAAATTAAAGACAAAGGCATTAAGATTAAACTTAAAGATGATGCTATCGATCTATTGATCAAGAAAGGGTTCGACAGCAAAATGGGTGCCCGACCTTTACAACGTATTATTGATAAAGAAATTAAGCGTCCGTTGGCTAAGTTGATGTTATTTGGTGATTTAAAGAATGGTGGTATACTTACCATTGGTGTAGATAATGATAACATTGCATTGTTAGTCAAGCCAAAGGTTCCTCGATTAGAATATAATGAGCAAGATCAATCCTCTAGTCAAAGTTAAACACAGCCAACGACTGTTTGAAAATCAATTTAGATATAAAGCAGTTGTAGTCTGTCCAGGTGGGCATTGGTTTAGAGGTAAAAATCTAGACTATGCCCAGGAAATGCTTGACGATTGGAACACCGGTAATTTGCAAAAAAATCAGTGGCTGAAAATTAAAAGCTATTCTGACTACCAGTATTGTTTAAGTTTACTTAAAATTTTAAAAAAAGCCACCGATTTTCATCTAAGGATTGAACATCCGTTGTTAAGTTTTTACAGTAACGACTACAGTGTTGTAATTGCAATAGCTAATTTAGATGTTACTAAAACCAAGTATATTGCAGAACCGCCTGTTAACATAAACATAACACAAGGCGAAATCATTCTTAAAAGAATCGATTATGACTTTAAAGTAACCATTGGCGCTACCCGACAGAATTTTGCAAACTTTGTGCAATGGAGTGAAAACTCTAAGAAGGTTAAGATGACCAAAGGCTGCAAAAAAGAACTACGAAAAGACCGCAGTTGGGGCGGTAGTTATTTTTATGTCAAAGATGAGCAGACACTACTGCTGGTTAGAATGTTCATAGGCAGCGAAATGGCGCGAATAGATAAAGTAATCAAAGCAACTAAATAGTTATTATGCCAATATTAAGCAGCACATTAGTTTCAAGCAATAGTCACCCAGCTGATAGTTCAGTGGTAACAATTACCAGTGAAAAATTTAAAGGTGACGGTTATTACGGTCGCAGTGACGGTCTACACACTGTTCAATTAAAGTTCACTGGATTTATAGGAACATTTAAAATGCAGGGTGCATTAGCTATTGATCCTGTAACTACTGACTGGTTTGATATCGACGGCACAGATCTAGAGTATTTGACCAATACCAACGTTGCTGTGCTACAAAACTTCACTGGTAATTTTGTATGGTTGCGCTGTGTTATTACATACACTGACGGAACTGTCAATTTCGTGTTACTAAACCACTAACCTAATCTTAAAACATCGATAAATAATGCATAGTCGTCTTTATGATGGTGCAAATTTATGAAAATTTTTGAGATTTTTAGTCACAACCCCGAAGAAGCATTCGCTCCAGATTTTGATCTAAGCGAAGACCTTCAATTCTTTATTCACAACGATCCCGAGTTTTATCGAAAATATTACTTCCCGTTTATTGTTAGATTAAAAGAAGCCAAAGCAAACAAAACCAAGTTCTCAGCTAAGGCATTTGAAGCATTAGTAAAACATGCTTATAATGTATATAGAGACAAATTTCATGAAGAAAATTTGCCCACTGATATAGACGACGAAGCAGTTAAAGAAATTTGTGAAAATTTGTATAGAGAAGAATTAAAGAATATCGAAGAAGGCCATTACGATGATATTAAATGAGGGCGGAAACATATGGCCCGAAACCACTGACTACGATCAGACTGTTGCTACTATTGACGGTCTTGTTTCAGCCACTGAAGATTTAATCAAAGATACAGGGCTACAAATTTTTGTCATCGGCAGCAGTGCAAATCCTACACAAAACGTATATATCGATGATCAACTAGTTGGTATATTTAGAGAACGTCAAAAAAAATTCATACCGTTAGATAAGTTTAAAGAAAAATATCTTCCGGGGCATATACCCAATGGTGCAAAATTAATACCTAAAAAATCTGGAGACTTAGACGTAATGGTTGACGGACAACAAGCTGCCGATTATTTTCAAACTAAAGATGGCAAAACTACCAGACAAGCATTAGATAATATGCTACAACAAACTGGGGTAAAAACACACAAGGCAGGAGTAACTGTGCATACTTGTGTGCCATATCAAGATAATTTTTATCAAGTAGATATCAAAGTAGTAAACAAAGCTGAACGAGTAAGTAAATTCCATCACCATGACATTCCGCCAGGAAGTCCTTACAAAGGTGTTAACAAACAAATGATGATGAACACACTGGCCAGCAGTCAAGGACTGCTGTGGAGTCCTGATGAAGGACTTTACAAACGTGATGCAGCCGGTAAGAAAGGTGAATTCATTACAGACGAACTAGACGACATTGCAAAATATCTATTAGGTGGGGATGCCAGTGCAGCCGACTTAGGCAGTGTAGAAAGTATCATGGCAGCCATACCTGACGATGCCAAACGCAATGACGTATTTGCTAAAGCTAAAGCTAGCTCTAGCTGGCAAGCAGCTACTCCAGATGTTGGCACTAACGAATGGTTTGTTAGATTAAAAAGGATGCTGGCATGAGAGCCTTTGAATTATTATTTGAAGCCACTGCTGGCGTAGGTCGTAAATATCAACACGTTGAAGATTTAATCTTTACAGGCATACCATCCAAAGGAATACACGCAGGTGCCGAAGGTGGACAAGCTGCCGTAAGAATTATACAAGGCATGGCTAGCACTGGTGGTGCTAATGAACTTAAATGGGACGGCAGTCCTGTAGTATATTGGGGGCGAGACGAAGACGGCACTTTTAGATTTATACCTAAAAATGCTTGGGATTATCTAAAGCGCGGTAAAACACAAGCCGGTGAAGGTGTAACTACACTAATGTCATCGCCTGATGATGTTAAAAACTTTATCCTAGGCACAGGTAAACCAGATCCAACTAAAGAAAAACAAAGACAAGCGTATGCAAATCAGCTTTCCGACTTATGGAGTTATTTTGAAAAAATTAGTCCAGAGACTGGATTCTTAGAAGGCGGCTTACTGTTTTATCCTGGTAAAAAACCCAACGGCAAAACTGCACAGGCTGTGATGAATCCTAAAACTGGTGAGTATGAATTTACTCCCAACATTACTACATTCCACATTGGCAAAAATAGTGACCTAGGTAAGCGCATTAGAGGTGCTAAATTAATGGTTGCTGCCACCGGATATTATCAAGATATTGGCGGTGACGAAGGACGATACTTAGATGCAGAAGGATTATCAACTCCAGACGTTATTGTGCAAGGCACTACCTATGTAGAAAATGCTCCAGGCGTTGACAGTAATTTATTAGATGATGCCAGTGCATACATTGATCAAAATGAACAAGTTATCAACGACTTTCTACAGCGTAGGCAACCAGGACCAAGTGGCGAGGAAGAAGTTATTAACATGTTTGGCGATATACTGTATAAATTCTACAATGAAAATCTGCGAGTAGCCGGAGTTAAAGAAAAGTTCAAAGGCTGGGCAGAAGGTGCTATGGCTGCCAAAAAGATTCCTAAATCAAGAACAACAGAAATTTTAAATAACCCAGGTCTAGATGCAGTATTAACTGCTGTGGAAAAACTAAGTGCTGCTAAAATGGATATGCACAAACGAGCCAGTGCTGGCACACACAGTGGTATTAGACAGACCAAGCCTGAAGGGTATGTATATATAGATCCAGTAACTGGTCAACACGTTAAAGCTATTGATCAAGCCACATGGGCTCCAAGGAAAGATTAATATGTTATTACGTCAACTATTTGAAACAATAGATAGAACCGGCCAAGGCAACACTGCTGTAATAGGTTGGGGGCGCGGCATGGGACACAAAGGACATATGATGCTAGCCAGCAGTGTAATCACACACGCTAAAGAACTTGGCGGTGATCCTTACTTTGTTGTTAGTAGAACTTATGGTCCAGATGATCCTCTACAACCTGAAGAAAAATTAGCCATATATCGTAAAGTGTTTCCAGAAAAAGGACATATCTTTCAAACTGCCACAGACGAATTACCAGACTTAACTAGAGTGTTATCTAATTTAAATCAACAAGGGTATACTGATGCAGTGGTAGTTGTTGGGGCAGATCAAAAAACAGCGTTCCAATACCTGAATGCTTACAACGGAAAGCCTAATAAGAAAGGTGAAATACCATTTAGCTTTGACAGTTTAAATGTTATCAGTCGCCAAGAAACTGGCGATCCTAGTCGAGAAGAAGAAGGCCCACGTGCTACACCAATGCGTCAGGTGTTGACAGATCCCAGCAAGAGTGAAGAAGAACAATTTGCAGTATGGCGTGATGCTATGAGTCCAGAACTCAGTGATGAAGAAGTTATGGACCTAATGCAAAAGGCCAAGACACGCATGGGACAAATGGCAGCAGCAAAACCTGTCAAGAAAGCCAAGAAGGCTGTGGCGGAAGGCTCGCAGGAAATAAATTGGGTCAAGCCTAATTTTGATTTTGAATGGCACGAAGTTGAAGAACAATCCAGGATGAAACAAGTCCCGGTTGATGTCAGACAGTATTA